ACCAGAATGTGCCTTAGACATTGATGCACTGAATAATCAAATGTCTTTTGAGGACTATCTTGCTTTAGACGAATGCCCCATGAATGTTTATTATTATGCTATGGACATGACAGAGCGAGAAACTAAACAGGCTGTAGAAGGTATGTATCACAATCTTAACACACTTCAGTCTAGATCTGGTAATCAGTTACCATTTTCTTCTGTCAACTATGGCACTTGCACACTCCCAGAAGGTCGTATGGTAACTAAGGCGCTACTAAACGCTTCGATTGAAGGTACTGGTAGTCTTCATAAGACCTCTATTTTCCCATGTGGCATTTTCCAAATGATGAAGGGAGTAAATAGAGTGCCAGGAGATCCTAATTACGATCTATATCAACTTGCGCTCAAATCCACTGCACAGAGACTTTATCCGAACTATGCAAACGTAGATTGGTCCAATAATGCTGGATATGACGTAAATGATCCAAGAACATACTTTAGCACCATGGGTTGTAGAACTGCAAATCTCTGGGATGTGAATGGCTTTGGTCAACTAAAAGACGGCAGAGGTAATATATGTCCCGTAACAATCATTCTGCCAACCATAGCAATGAAAGTTTATAGTGATCACAGAGTTGGAGAAGATGAAGTTGTTGATAAATTTATGGAACTTCTTGATAAGAAAATCCATCAAGCAAAAGATATGCTTATTGAGCGCTTTGAATGGATCTGTAGCCAGAATCCAGCGTCTGCAAAATTCATGTATGAGAATGGTACAATGGCAGGTTATATTCCCGAAGAAGGCATTCGCTCTGCGTTAAAGCATGGTACACTTGCATTGGGAATGCTTGGTATGGCAGAAACACTACAAATTCTTATTGGATGTGATCATACCACCGAAAGAGGCATGGAACTTGCAAGGCACATTTGTCAGCTATATAAAAATAGATGCGCAGAGTTCAAGAAGGAGTATAGTCTAAACTTTGGTGTATATTACACTCCTGCGGAAAATCTTTGCTATACTGCAATGAAGAAATTTAAGGACAAATATGGTGAAATTCCAAATGTGTCTGATAAGGAGTTCTTTACTAATAGTATACATGTTCCTGTTTGGAAAGAGATTGATCCATTTGAAAAGATCGACATCGAGTCGCAGTTAACTGGTTATTCTAGCGCGGGTTGCATTACATATGTAGAACTAGATTCCACAGCAAAAAATAACATCGAAGCGTTAGAAACAATTGTTAACTACGCTATGGACAAAGACATTCCTTATTTTGCTCTGAATGTGCCATGCGATACTTGTTTAAAGTGTGGCTATACAGACGAAATGGGCGATGAATGTCTGGTATGTGGTCATAAGGATGTGCAACACCTAAGGCGCGTTACAGGCTATTTAACTGGTGACTATAAGACTGCATTTAATCTTGGCAAGCAACAGGAAGTAGAATTGCGTTGGCAACATTCAAAAACCATGCATAGGTGAGTTTTATGAATTATCTACAAATTGATAAAGCATCAATTGGCAACGGCCCCGGAGTACGAGTAGTACTCTGGGTTGCTGGTTGCTCAATACGTTGCAAAGGCTGTCAAAATCCAGAATCATGGAATTTACATGCTGGTAAATTATTTGATGAAGAAGCAAGACAACAATTGTTTGAGGCATTAAGTAAACCGTATATCAAGGGATGCACATTCAGCGGAGGGCATCCTCTTGAATATGAAAACCTGCCAGATGTGTATAATTTAATTAAAGAAGTGCGAACCAAGTTGCCAGAAAAAGATATATGGTTATACACAGGATACACCCTTTCTATTAATGACTTCGATAACACTGTAGATATTTGTTGGGACAATGGTTTGCTGCTGAATTATATTCTTGCGATGTGTGATGTAGTAGTTGATGGCCCATACATTGAAGATCAACGCGACATAACTCTAAAGTTCCGAGGCAGTAGGAACCAAAGACTGATTGATGTAAAAGAAACCCTTAATCAGGGCGAAATCATAACAATACAAAATTAATGGAGGATTTAATTATGGAGAACAAGATGTATACTAAGCCACAATATAAATGTGGCGTTTGTGGAAAGATTTATGATTCAATTATTGAAAGAGCACAGTGCGAAGTAACCTGTGTTAAGCATCAGGAAGAAGAAGCCAGGAAGGCTGCTGAACTTAAGAAGCAGGAAGAGCAAGCCTCTCGTAAGGCCAATGTTGACGCTCAGGTTAAGACCACGCTAAACGCCATTAAAGAGTATACACATGACTATGGTTACTATCATTATGATGGTGATATTTCATACGTTGTTGAAGACTTTCTGCCACTAAAGATTTTACATCATTTCTTTTAATAGGAGGTAATCATATGGCAACTAATATCAAGTTTATGAGGCTAAACTCTATGGCAAAAGAACCAACTCGTGGCAGTCTATATGCGGCAGGATATGATCTATCAGCAGCTATTGATTCTAATATGATTATTCCACCACATACGACTGTAAAGATTGGCACAGGACTAGCAATTGAGCTCCCTGAAAATACATTTGGTGCAATATATGCAAGGAGCGGAATTGCAACTAGAGAAGGTCTGCGTCCAGCTAATTGTGTCGGTGTTATTGATAGTGACTACAGAGGAGAAGTTGTAGTTGCACTTCACAATGACACCGACGCCATGGGTATTGTTGAACCAGGTGAAAGAATTGCGCAGCTTGTTGTGCAGCCCTATGTTAGTGTTGAATTTGAAGAGGCTGAAACTCTGAATGAAACTAATAGGGGATCTGGCGGCTTTGGTTCAACAGGCAAGTAACAAGGAGGTTCAATATGATTAAACGCGATATTACTGAAACAATTTATGAATACGACAAAGAAGGAAAGCTTGTCAAGAAGACCGTAATTGAAAAACACGAGGAAGAGCATCCTAGCAATAGCCTTTCTCATGATGATTGGTGGAAGAATACACAAATTACATGTAACGACACAAATACGACTACAACGCTATATAATTATAGTGACTCAACAAATAATGTAAATAAACTTACATCAAACTGTAGCATTCAAGGTTAAATAATTTCATAGCGGTGGTAGCAATATCACCGCTATTTTTTATTACAATACAAAATTAACGGAGGGCATATGAAAACTGGCGCAATAATTAAATACTTACCAAATGGAACAACACAAGAAGAGATTAAAAAAATAAGAAAAGAATTTGTTTCCACAGATTACAAATTAATTATTATGATTTCTGGAAAAGAAAATCTTACAGAAAATTTATGTGAATTTATAAAATCTAGAAAAATATGAATATTGACTGTTATTAATCACATATGTTACAATGTTGTTATACAAAACTTACAATGTTGTATTTAAGGGGTGATATAATTGTCAGAACTTGCGAGAGAAATTATACAAGAACTTATTGAGGCAGTTGGATATTTAAGATTATCAAGAGATGATGGTGACGATGAAAGCTCATCCATTACCAATCAAAGAGCTATAATTAGCGAATGGGCTGATAAAAATGGATTTATTATAACTAAATGGTATGTTGATGATGGATACAGTGGATATACTATGAGTAGACCCGACTTCAATATTCTTAAAAAAGATTTAAATGACAATAAAGTTAATGTAATAATAGTAAAAAATCTTTCAAGACTTGGCAGACATAATGCAAAAGTAAATTTGTTTCTTGAAAATATTGAAGAAGTTGGTAAGCGTGTAATTGCATTGGGCGATAATTATGATACATACGATAAAAACTCACACGAAATGGTTGGTATTAAAACATGGATGAATGAAAAATATGTTAAAGATACTAGCAAAAATGTTCGTGAAGCCATTGCTAAAATGCAAAAAGAGGGCAGATTCGTCAGTAATGTTCCTTATGGATATATGTTAGACCCATTCAAAAAAGGGCAATATCATGTAGATCACACTTGTGCAAGATATGTCCAAGATATATTTGATATGTATTTAAATGGATATGGCGTAAGTGCTATAGCAAAAGAGCTAACACTTAAAGGAGTTCCAACAAGCTGTCAGGTTCTAAAACAACGATTTGAACGTAGAGGACAAGTTTATACTGGAAGAGGAAGTAAAACAAATCAGTGGCATCCGAAGGTAATATATGACATACTAAAAAATGATTTTTATATTGGTACACTCACATTAGCTAAAACTAAAAGAAGAACAATTAATGGCAAACCAATTCCACAAGCAGACGAAGATCTTGTTGTATTTGAAAATGCTCATGATGCACTTGTTGATAAAAGAACTTTTAAACTTGTTCAAGAGGTGCTTATTGAACGAGGAAGAAATAATTATAGAGGACAAAAAGTTAGAACGACGCCCAATACTTTCACTGGGAAAATGTTTTGTGCCGATTGCGGTAGTAGAATGTCAGTTACATTTAGTAGAGTAAATAAACGATACGTATGTCAAAACTACCATGCGTTTGGTACTGATTATTGTTCTAGCCATGCAATACACGAGGGAATACTAAAAGAAGTAGTTACATATTTCTTAGAACATTGCAGAGAAAACTTAGCTGAGGCAATTAAAGATTTGGACATCACTATTAAGAAAAATTCAAAAGACAATGGTGACACTATTTACATGTTAGAAAAAGATTTAAAAAGAGTTGAACAAGAACTTGAAGTATTGTTAGAACAAAAGGTTCGTGAAACGATAGAAAATCCAACAATGAAAGAAATTATTGATAAAACATATTCTAATATGATTAACAGCAAATATACAGAGATAAAAGTATTAACTACACAATTGGATGATATGAGAAGTACTGCTTTGGATGGCAATGAAACAAGAAAAGAATTAAATGATGTTTTAAATATATTTGATGAAATAATAGCATCACAAAATATTACAAGAAAGCAAGTTGAAACAATTATTGATAAAATTATGGTTCATGATGATGGGGGTCTTGATATTTTCTTAAAAGGTAATCTACATGAATTGTGTACAAACTATATTCAATATAAAGCAACAAATAAAGAAAAAATTATAGGAAGTATAATTGAATACGCCAAAACACATCCAGATAATATTATAGCAACAAAAGCAGAGAGTTATGCAAGAGTATGTGGAAATAGAATTAGCAAACAAAATTTTGCTAAATTATTAAGGGAGTTAGTAGACAAAGGATACTTGATTGAAAATGAAGGTTATAGAAATGGCTATAGGGTTGTAGATATGGATCATTTCATTAATTCGTACAAAAGTGGCAATGTTATTAATGAAGCCCCAAGGATTAAACATAACATTGTAACATTAGATCTAATAAACAAAATATGTGCATGGGTTAGAACTACTAAAAAAACTAAAAAATTATTTTAAGGAGAGATGTATAATGAAAACCAATTTAAAAACACCAATTAAATCTACTCGTCAAAAAAGACAAGACGCCATGAGGAAGAAAGTATTTAAAAAGTTTGTGCGTAACTTTGAAGCTTATATGGCAAATATTGAAAACACAGATAATCCTAAAATGAAAAGAATGATTGAGCTTGGCAAGAAACACATGCAATTAACAGATATTATAAAAATAGTTGATCAAGAGTTCCCAGAAGAATAAAAATAAGGACTGCAATTCGCAGTCCTTAAATTATGGATGTAGAACATGATGATGAAATGGTATTTATATTATTAACAAATTATTTGAATTTTAATCTCCCCTATCGGTTAATTTTATTTTGCCGTCAATAAGTAAAATATTGCTATCATTTTGATGTTATGATAACATATAAATTGAATACTAACATTCACAATGTTAGATATAAAATTAAATGTTAGATAGGTGATTACATGGAAAATAAACGTAAAGCAATTACACTAAGGGTTTCTCCTGAATTTAAATTTCAGATTGAGAAAGCAATGATAGAAGATGGATTTAGCACAATTAACTCTTGGATTATTCATGTTATAAAAGTGTATTTGAGTAAGCGCAAAAAATAAGGCTCTACAATTAAGTAGAGCCTTAAAATTTTAATCTTTGTTGGGAATAATTAAAACATCACCAGGATGAATCGTTACATTCTTAAGCCCATTGGCCTTCATAATCTCTGGATATCTATTGCTTCTGCCAAGTAGTTTCTTCGCAATTTTACCAAGAGTGTCGCCAGAAACAACAGTATAAGTAGTTTGCTCCACTGGAGTTTCTACATCATACTTTGTATTTAGCGCTGCAACAGTTTTTGAGCCACAAATACCATCAACTGTCATGCCACGATCTTGCTGGAATGACATTAATGAATTATGAGTTTTTTTACCAAAGTAGCCATCTGCACTACCACATGAATAACCAAGCTCATTTAGCCTCTTTTGTAGCTTCTTAACATCTTCACCATATGTATTAGGAGAGGTGTACTTTAAGGTGCGCTGTCCAAGCTCAGTATAAACAATAGCATCATTTGTGCTTTCTTCTATGTCTACAACAATATCCTCATCGTAATTAACGCCCTTGAGTTCACCCCAGTGAGTCCATTTGTTAACATTAGAAGTTACTACGCCTGTAGACGTACCCTGCGCCTCAATAACAATTCCATCACCAATATACAATCCAACATGATAATAATCTGTGCCGTTTCTACATTTAAAAACTGCGGAACCTGGCTTCAGGGTCTTTCCGTCGGATCTTTTGCCATTTTTGAGTGCACCTTTGGACGTGCAATATCTACTCCACATTGTATTGGAGCCATGATACATATAGCCACCAAGCTTCTTGAATGCCCAGCTAAATAATCCACTACAGTCAGCAACACACTTACCTACCCATTGCTGACCATATTTCACAGTCATTTCACGTGTAGCTGTGTCTTGTTTTTCCTGAGTCCATTTTTCACCAGCAGCACCCCAGATATATCCCCATTTCTCATCAAGAGCTTTTTTGAATAATTTAATTAATTCATTTACATAAATGGTCGCCATTATAATCCCACCTTTTATTCAGCTTTATCGGATTTGGCTTTTAATCGTTGTTCGTATTGCGCCTTTTCAGTTTCATACTGCTGTTGCGCAGCAGCTTTAACAGACGCTAACATGTCTTGCAAAATAGGCTCAATTACAAATAATGGTAAATTACAATTATTTATATCATCAATTAAATGATCAATAAATTCTTGTCTAACTATGGACATTGGTTTAGTTATCATTTCATTCATTTTGTATCGTTCCTTTCTAATGCATCTAATCTATTTTCTAATTCCGCTATTCTATTTTTTAGTTTCTGAATTTGCCATGTATTAAGAGCCATAAATTCTGTTTGGTTTAATTGATAATATTTTTTAGTTAAGTCATCTTCCATTGCGCTTTCATAAATAAAAGCATAATCTTCAACTTTTTCGCCATTGTCTTCAAAAGACTTAATAACATCCTGTGCGACATATCCAAAGTGTATTCCTTGCCCCAAATAATCTTTAGAGTATTCAAAATGAACTGGCTTTAAACTATCAAAAATGTTATCAAACTTATTATCAAATTCAAGTATATTTTTCTTCAATCTTTGATCGGATGCATTTTGACCAGCTTTAAGGACATTTACCCATGGTGTAGACCCACCACTACCAGCAGAAAGACCATATGCCGAAAGTCCAACACCGACATCTCCACTTACAGCATAAAGAGAGCCAGAGCTAGTAACGTTCCACGATCCTATATTGCCACCGCTTGTTACATTAATATTGCCAGTAGTAAGACTTTTACTAGAAAAGTTTCCAGTAGTAATAACAGAAGAACTAAGTCTATCAGTACTAATTGTGCCGCTAGTAATTTTAGATGCAGATATATTTGGGATTCTATCCACATCAAGTGTTCCTGCGGTTATTTTAGTTGCACTCAAATTTGGAATACACGCAGAAGCAATTGTACTACTGCCAGTAATAGTTACATTAGTAAATCTAGCTGATCCATCACCATTAATCCTAACTGGATATTCAGCAGATCCAGAACTATTATCAGTAATATAAAATACACCTTTGCCAACGTCCGATTGAACGCCTCTTAATGTTACAGTATAGTCTCCTTTTGTATTAATTAATCCACCAGAAATATTTAAATTACCAGAAATTTCTCCACTAGACGCATGAATTTTTCCAGTCACATCTGCGTCAGTCATTTTTACATGGCCATTTTTTAATACATAGAATGTCTCTTCTGCATCACCCCAAGATGTAGCTGATGATGTTCTTTTCTTAACACCTATTGCTATTGTAGATGCAGACGATCCCTTGCCACGCATAAAAACTGCATATTCAGGATTACTACTTGATGGACTAGATGCAGCACAGTATGTTGTATATATACTATCTGTATAATTGCCCATATCTCCAATAGTCCAACTGCCAATAGAGCCGCTGGATGCATTTACTTCACCTGTAATCACGGCATTCTTTGCATATAACTTGCCGCTATTATTAACATAAAAAACATTTGATGAACTCTTCCAATTGTCTGTTGATTGCTTAACATAAAAAGCCAAGTCGGTATCTCCATCGGATGCTTTGAGGCCAACTTCATAATTTGTGCTATTATTAGAAACTCTTTTATACAATGCATTACCATAACTTCCACCAGGACCAATATTATATCCTGCAATTGATCCAGCTTGAGCAGTAATAGTTCCAGTTATATTGGCGTTTTTTGCTATCAATCTGCCAGCATAGTTAACCGAAAATTGATAATCCCATGATGTTGCATCAGAATCTTTTTTTCTCACAACAAAAGCATTTGAAGTACTAACTCCGTCTGCTGATTGCATGTAAATTTGATAATCAACACCATCTACTGTAGTTTCTTTTCTGAAAAGATTAGGATATACATTCCAACCAGCAATTTCACCACTTGTGGCCGTAATCTTACCATCTTTTGTTACACTAAAATTAGTAGAATCAATAGTAATATTGTCACTTGTCAAGTCAATTTGTTTACCAGCCAAAGAAATTCTAGGGGCGTCAATAACAATTGTTTCTGGGCTTTGGTTAATAGAAGATATAACATTATCTTTTTCTACATATCCTTCAATATGACTTGCCTTCATTGTGACGTTTCCAAATTGATCAACTGTGAAAGTACCATCACCAATATTAATTGTGCCGCCTTCTATTGTGCAACCTGCAATATACCCTGCCATAACAGCTTCTGCAAGTAATCCCCATTTAGTTTGATTATCTATGACATATTCTCCAAATACAGACTTAGTGGTTTTAAAATTATCACTAGAATAAAGGAACTGGTTATTAACAATCCAACCTTCCTTTGGATCTACGACTCCGGTGTCTGGATCAATTTTTTGCAAATGTATTCCATATTTGTCGATGCTAACTCCCTGTGTACCATCAGTTGATTTTATGACGGTTGCTGCGTCCAACAATCCTTGTTGTATTAAAAGACTTAATGAGGTAGCAGTATCTGATCCCTTACTCCAATATGATGCATTACTTGCAACAGATTTTCCTGCACTTAATGCGCTTGCTAATAAATCTGCATGAATACTAGATGGAGTTTTTAAATTTGTTAATTCTCCAAACTCACATGAAAAATCAGAAAAATCATCAAAATTAACATCAACCGCAAGCAATCTTGCTCTTTTAACATAATCCTTTCGAATTGCAACATTGATTAAATTACCTAATTGAAACTGATCTATAATCGGCTCAAATTCTGGAAGCGCATAAATGTTCGCCATGTTCATAGAAAATGCTAACTTCGGTTCGCACAATTTAGATAATTCAATGCGTCCACACTCTAGCAGTTCTTTTTTTGTTTTCATTAAAGTTTCAATTGTGTCTGTGTCAGTTTCTACAAAATTATCATCAGTATATTCGTCTTCACGTAAAAATGAACTCAGTCTGACCAATTGAGATGGAGTAAAATTATTATATATGGACAAACTTTCTGCAATATTTGCATTTTCATTTTGTTTATCTTCCAAATCTTTGTTTAATGCGCTAATGGTATTTTTTCGTTCCTCAATTGCGCCATTCAAAGAAGCTAACATTATAGTTACAGGATAATAGAACCAATAGTATTCGCTATGTTCATCTGCGTATCCTGCTTCTTTGTTGAGGATTTCAATTGTCTCGTATGGTTTTAAGAACAATTTAGTTAATGGCTCACGTCCCATTTCAGTCCAAATTATATCTAAAAATGTTTTAAATGCTGTCGAGGCCGCACGAACAGATGCATTAGGTGTTAGCGCGGATTTAAGAGCAGCAAATTCTGTTGATACAAATTCAAACTGATCAACTAATTCTTCAAATAACTCTTCCCATGTTCCATCTCGTGTAGCTATATCCTTAATTTCAGGGGCAACTTGTTGGTGCGTATCAATGAAATATTTACGAACTGCTGAATATAAAGTGTGCACCTTATCTTCCGTAACATTGACTCCATTTAGTTTGTAATATGTTGTATTTGCGTTATATTCAGATGGTAAAGACACTTCTTTATAGTGATAGTTAGGATAACTACCGCCGTCAATAATATAATATGTGCCAACAGTTTCTGGATTGACGCTACTGTCAACACCATATCCAATAGATGTTCTATTTTCAGCAAAACTAATATCATTTTGGAGTTTTAATATCGTTTCTGCGTTGCTCGTATATTTATCTTGACTTTCATTTGATTTTTTTAAATATAAAGTATATGCGTCAAACAGCTCTTGTCCCATCCAATCAACATTGTAATAATATGAGATATCCACTAGATATGGCAAACCCATATTTACTTCACGAATGTCAAGATCATCCGCACCTTTTACGGTTAATACGGTCTTAATATCATCTGCGCTATAACTAACATTAACTTCTTGTGCCAGATTTTGGAATGTTACATAAACGTCTGTTGTCCAATCTGTTTGATCACCGTCTTTGATTTCAATTTTTGCCCCGCTTGCAGGAGGTTCATCAAAAGTTAAATAGCCAATATTTACATCTGAATCTACATAGTACGTATATTTAGTTGTTTTATAACCATCAACAGATACTGTGCTAATTATTCCGTAAGCAGGTGAAACCTTAAAAGTAGCAGTCTCTCCATCGCCTATATGCTTGGTTATCAATTCTTCTGCGTAAAGATTAATTGTGTTGTTTATTGTATCAAACACTGCAAAACAATTAAATTTATCACAAATATCCTGAACGATAAAATCATAGACAGAAGTTCTGGAAATTTCAAATGTTCTGCCCATTTCCTGTAATGATTTATCAACATTTCCAATTGACCACCCATATACTTTTTCTAGAACCAAATGCAAAAGACTTAGCTCATGAATGGAATCATTATACAAAGTTACAGGAATTATGTCTTTTCCATTTGCGTACATAACTTCGATGGAATCACTTTTTCCCGTATTAACATTAAACATTTCTAAATATTTTTGAGACAATGTATATTCCAGCCCATAAGCAGTAACATTTTTAACTTCTTTGATGCCGTCACTAACAATTTCTGGATCTTGAATTTCAAAGTATCCAAATCCCTCCAGGTATATCAATCTTAATGCTTCTATTTTGTCATAATATGGATTAACCTGTGTTTCTCCGGTAATCATGTTTGTATATGTTCTGCCAACTGTAAATGTCAACTCATTATAGGCGTTAAATCTAAACTTTCCAGATGTTGCGGATGTTTCAAGCTGACATATTTTTGATTTATCTGTCTCACATAAAAAGAGCCGAGGTTTCGTAAAAGCCCCGGTCAACATGTTCTTTGGGAGCCTCAAAAATACCTCCCTCCTTTCTTAAACTACTATCATATTATCAGTTACTTTAACACGCTTGCAAGCATGTCATTTAATTCTTGTTCATTGATGTTTGTATTTACAGTTCCATCAACATTTTGCAACTTATCGTCAACTTCACTTATAGTATAAGCATCTGTAATTCCATAGCCTTCTATTGTAGTTGGCGTATCAGTTACATTATCCCAGGAGATAGTGCCTGTAAAATTATTATTTCCATTATCAGGATAATCTCCACAACAAATACAATCACCATATACATCAATATCCATGGCACAATCACCAACCTTCATTGGGTATCTATAAGCAAACTGAACAGTTCCTTTGGACGAACTATAAAGTGTAAATTCATTTACTCCAGGAGCTAATCTTGGCCATACAAAATTAAATCCATCTCCAAATATCTTATGAGGAACATCTGAAATAATAAATTGTTCAGAGCTGAGTGTTATCATTTCTTTTGAAGATATAGCGCTAATAGTTGTTTCTTCATCAAGAGTTTTATTTTTAATTGAAAGATAATGATTGCCACTTGATGCATAATTTGTTTCGTTAATATACTTTGTGTCTAAATTAATATAAGTATATAAATCATCTGACTGATTATCAATTTGCATATTAATTATGTTATTAATATAAATTACGCCATCATTTGTTATATTAAACTCGTCACTTTCCCCTGGCGTATTGTTGTACAGCACTCCATTTTCATCTGCATTTAGACATGGAACATCATCACCTTTATTTAAAATACCACCCGTATATACAACCCCGTCATTTGAAATATAAAATAAATTATCGTCATTGCTTATGTTATTATACATAACACCATCATCATTTACAAAAAACAACGTTTCGTTTTTTTTGTTGTTTAATATTCCATCATCATCAACAAGCAAATCCTCATCAATAACAAACATTTTTTCTCCAAGTGAATATTCAACAAATTGCTTCGGAGAATATGCCCATGGACTAACACTTGTAAATGTGATAGCCAATCCAATTGTTCTAGCGTCCATTTTTTGTTGTTGAACGTCCGTTACACGACCAAGAAAGCTATATATGATTTTATCACCAACATAACAATCTAGCCATGAATCTATTCTTGAGCCAGTCAACCATTTAAGATTAGATCTTACATCTTGTAATAAAAAACTACTTCCATCACATTTAATTACAGTTATTGTGATAGTTGCAGTTTTATTATATTTACTTCCATAAGTATAACGTTTGGTTCCATCATAATAATCTTCGCTAACAACGTCCATTGACAAAAAAGAATCTGTAAACCCTGTGTCTGGTTCAAAAGAAGCAATAATTAAATTTTGATCTTTTGCGCTATTTTTGCCATTGTATGTAAAACTAGAATGGTATGAGCTCACAAATATTTCACCATCCTCTCTTTATAAAAATAAGAGAGTGACCACAAATGATCACTCTCTTCAATATTACCTGGTATATTTACGAATATTTGCATTAACATTCTTCATATACTTATCCAATTGCTTTTCAATTGCTTTTGTTAAATCTGGAATTGTATCATTTGTAACAGTATCAATATGGACAACCTCTCCAAATTCCATATTAATTTCAAAATTATTATTAGTAATATTCTGCGCACTAATAACGGGCTTATTTTTCTCAAGCATAATTGATGGATCTAGTTCTCCCCACTTCATTAAGTTTTCTGTTAAATCAGCAGGAATAACCCCACTTCCCTTTTCAAGGAAAGTCATTCTACCATTAGACGGTCTAATAACTAATTCCTCTCCAAGTTCATCAATCCATGCAAATTGATCTTTATTAACTCCTGTTGTACCCTGAGCATATGCTTTAACATCTGACTTTTTAAACCATCCAGTAATACCAGTTTTTAATTTATGATGTCTTACTTGCACCCAGTCTCCCTTAATCGCAAGTACTTGATAAATTGGGTCTTTTGCATAATATTGCTTTGTGCCTGACTTATCTCCAATATAATCATAAATTTTTGCTTTTCCAGCATTGATCTTACCATTCACCTTGATTGTTTTCTTTTGTGGCTTATTGTCATCTTTTTCATCATCTTGTTTCTTTTGATCATTCTGATATGTTTTAGCATTTGTGTCAACATTGCCTACTGCTTTCTTTCCAGCGTTCTCAGACTGCTTCCAGAACTTTTCAAATTGCTTTTCAACCTTTTCTAGCTCTTCAACAGTTGCACTCATTGTAAGCCCAAACTTTTCAGAGAAAGACTGAATTGCATTTTCTCCTTCTTTCCAAGGAGAGGTTAAAGCATCTGTTATAGATAGGCTATATTCCTGTCCAAGATTTTGTAGAGTCTGATACACAGCTGTTGTATTATCTTGAACTGTTTTCAGACTGTCTGCAACGACCTGATTTGTATTCTCAAGATACTCGTCCCAGGACTCCATTTCCTTGTTCTTCTCATCTTGGAAGTTTTCAAACTCTTTATCCAACGCGTCTTTCTGGTTACTCACAGAGCGATCATAATAAGAATCTGCCAAATCTGCCTCTGCTTCTGCTATTTCTGCCTCAAGTTGTGCACGTTTTGCCCTAGCAGATGCTGAATTATCATTGGAAAGTGCAGACAACTGTCTTCTTAAAGTAGCAATATTCTTTTCTTGCTCAGCAATATTTTTTTGGAAATCATAAAGATCTTTTTCTGCGTCTAGCTCTTCTTTTTTCTTACTAATTAGCTCGTCATACGCATCAATTTCTTTTTGAATACCATCTTTAATTGCTTCAACTCTTGACTTATTTAAATCAACAATTGCGTCTTTTGTATCATGATACTTTTGAATTGCATCATATTGTCCTTGTTTTAGATCGTTCAATTGTTCGAGATATTCTTGTTCTGTATATCCAAGAGCTTTCCAATTCTTATTCAGGTAATCAATTTCGTCTTGATATTTGTTTGCTTCCATTTCAGCAGCTTCCATTTGTTGTGCAAGCAAACCAAGAGTGGTAATGCCTTCGTCAGTCCATTCTCCAGAAAATTTATCAAAAAGATCACTATTGCTTAAAATATCAATTAGATTTTCTGCCTCTTCTGAAACATACTGAAGCCTTTCAACTAGATCATCAAATTTATCCCAGTGCAATTTATTCATAGAATCTTGTAAATTTTCATTGTCTGTTTGCAACTTGATAATATTTGTATCAACCTCGGCTATTTGATTGACTGCCTCATACCACTCGTTTGAATATTTTTCGATCTCTCCAGACTCAACTCGCTTATTTAGCTCCGCCTGCATCGCATCACGTTGCTGTTGAAGTGCACTAATTTTTTTATTGTTTTCATTTATGATAGCCTGATATACAGCCTCTGACTCATATCCTTTGTCTGTTGCAATAAGGTCATTTTGTGCCTCATATTGATCAATTTTCATATCATTTAGAGACGTTTTGTTTTCAAATTCGTTTTGAATATTGTCAATAGCCTGTTTGGCCAAACTAGAAATTTGAGCCAAAGTTTCTTCTGCCTGTACAGTAGCGTCTTTTCCTTTTTGCACCCATTCGCGATACTCTTTAATAGCATTTAACGTTTGTTCGTCTACAGCTCCAACAAACGATTCAATTGCAATAGATCCATCCTGCGCAGCGGCACGATATTCTTCTGGAATTTTTGCAAGCAATTTTTCAGCAAAAGAATAATATTTTGACGCACCAGCGGTGAGATTATCATATAGCTTCTGATTCAGTTTAATTAAATCATCAATAATTGCATTTTGATTATTTGCACCAACCGCATTGTCTAATTTTGCATTCTTTAAATCAAGATCATTTGTGATCTCTTCAATACGTACCTCGATCCAATCGAATATTTCTTCAAAATCTTCGGAAAGTTCATCAGAAGATTTAGAAAGATCGTCTGCTGCTTTGGATAGCTTAGATGCAGAATCTCCAATTTCAGAGCCGGACAAACTCTTATCTGGGCTTATTGGCTTCCACAATCCAGAATAGGCTGCACCACCTACTGTGCCTGACACATATGCTTTGCCACGACCAGTAACATATCCGTTAGCTAATAACTGTTCAGTTTGCTTATGGTTAAAGATAATATCGCCTTTGCGTACATCAAAGAACTCTGCGCCATCCTGTCCAATAAGCTCCCATCTGCCATCTCTAACTCGCATCTCTGG